TCCTACCATCATTTTCAAAAAGTCTTTTGTCACCAACGGAAACACTCCTTTGAATTTGCGTTTATCTGTGAAAGATGCAATGGCAAGTTCACGTCCTGTGAGTAGTCCAACAAAAACCCAAGTTGTTGACATAGGTATATCGTTATACTCTTTGAAGAACCAAAGAATTAACCAATACACACCATCGATGATGGTTGCTGATCTCACGTACCTGGTGTTGTGTTTCTCCAACACTATCTTTTGTATCTTACCTCCACGTTCTCTGAACATGTAGCCAAGTCCAAGTATGAAGATCACACTGATCATAAACATAAATTCTATCGGCAGTTGTCTTGGCAGGAACACAGCAATATTTGCCATGTCATGACTCAACCAAGTCCACCATAGGAATCCTGTGGTAGTCCATTGTGCCACACGCCAAGGCAGTTTGTGAGAATCTTTGACTGGTTTGGTTTCATCCAACAGCCTTGATACTCCAAACCATATCACATAGGCGGCAACACCTGCCACTGCATATCCCATCACTGATTTCATCAGCATCTTTTCTAGCACAAATGTAGAAGCAAATGCAGACAGCACAAGGAATGAAGTTGATACTGGAACACCTACCCTAGTCAACAGTAATAGTACTCCTGGCGCCATTGCATGGTACCATTGTATCTCCTGGAATGGTATCTTGTTCAACCTGCCATAAGATATGTCTCCCTCGTACACGATCCAACCGTACCACAAGGCCCACAGCAACACAGCCGATGCGGCGCCCCAAAGTATCTTCCAATTAAATCGTTCGTTGTTTGATGCAATCCAAGTACCGAGAGTTTGTACCGAATCGTTTGCGATAACTGAATAAGCCGCTAATAGAAATCCTAGGGCCATCCATAGTGTTAATGCGTCCATTTTTTATCTCCTTTGTTTGACGGCTTTACCCCGTCGCTCACATAGTAGACCAGGCTCGACTTGTGTGCCTGGCAGTGACTTTGTCACCATTTTATTTACACCAATGAACTAAATACCCTGAGCAAAAGGCTCAAATTTTTTTTGAGCAAATTTTTTTTGAGTAAAGAAAGGAAAATTAAATGACGCAACTCATAGAACCAAACAAGTTTACAAACGCAGTTGGCCTTTTAAGGTCATTTTTTTTGGACAAAGGATTTGAAGAAGTCCACACACAAAACAGATTATCGATACTGGCGGCGTGCGAAGACCCATTCAACGTAGCCACGTACGAATACGCAGGCCAAGTGTGGCCGTTGCCGCAGACAGGCCAAATGTGGCTAGAATACGAACTACTTACACGCCCCTCTAAGCAGGGGTTTTTTTGTGTCTCGACTTCCTACAGGCAAGAACCAAATGCCATACCAGGCAGGCACGACATAATATTTCCCATGTTTGAATTTGAAATGCCAGGCGACATAGATGACCTCAAGAAGATGGAGTACGAACTTTGTCAGCACTTAGGATTCAAGATGCCAACTGAAAAGACATATGAAGAATGGCAAAAGGAATATGGAGTAGAAGGAGAACTCACAGCAGAACATGAAGGCAAGATGTTCAGCGATTATGTTTCAACAATGATCACTGACTTCCCAGAGTTCACTTCACCATTCTGGAACATGAGCAGAAACACAGATGGCAAGACCAGTAAGAAGATCGATGTGATACTAGGTGGCATGGAAACAATAGGGTCAGCAGAACGTTCAACTGATGTAGAACAGATGCGTGACACTTTCCACACAATCACAGATGGTGCATATGCAAATTTACTGTATGACAAGTTTGGCAAAGAAAGAGTAGAAGCAGAACTGGAAGAGTTTTTGGCACACGATTTCTTTCCAAGAGTAGGTGGAGGCATTGGCATGACTCGTATGATTGCCGCTCTCGATACTCAGTAAGATTATTCTGAGGTGGTGGAATTAGGTAGACACGCCAAACTGTTTATTTGGTACTTAGGTATACTGCAATTTATTTAAGTGTGCAAGTTCGAGTCTTGCCCTCAGAGCCAACTTTTATAAGGCAAATTCTCTGTAGGTTTGAATACGTTTCAAATCATCACGTGATTTCAAAGACAACAGTTCGTTTGCGAAATGTAGTTCTACATTGTTTTCAATTGCTAGTTCAAGTATTTCATCTCGCCATTGCTTGTTGTCTGGCAATGCAAAAATACTTAACAGTACAAGAGCATCTGGTTGTTCTTTGATGTAACTTCTTAAACTAGGCAACCAGTCAAGATGTTCGTTTTCTGTTTTGTAATCGACATAATCCATTTTGTTGTTGATACAATATTTGTCAATAATACTTTGTTGCATAGGAAATGGAATGCCTTTGCAGAAATCACTGTTCCATCCTGTGTATGTGTGAACAAGTTTATCAGTGTAATCTCCTGGAATGGCTGCTTCATAGTCTCCAGGCAACCGAAAGTATCCACCAGGTATTCTACGTCCGGGGTCTTCACCTTGAATTAACACACGCATGTCCATGCTCACTCTAGTGTATCCTTCAACATTGTTTACGTTTCCGTGGATGTGTTCTTGAAAAAACAAATGACTTTGCCCTGGTTTCAAAGTCACAGGAAATGTGTGTTGTAATGCTTCTTGTTCAAATTCATCTAAAGACATTTGCTCTTTGTAAACTCTTTGTGTCAGCACTCTGCTTTCTTCAAGTGGCATAATTTGCATGGTGTTTGTGCCACGTGCTTCAGTGAAAGGTGTCCATATTGTTCTACAACCTCTGCCGTTGCCAACCCATATGCCTTGATGAAACATCAGTCTTCTACCTACACTTGCTTGGTTTGGTAGCACTACTCTGAGTGTGCCTTGTCTTTGAATCATGTATTGTTTGTTGTCTATCTTTTGAGGTACAAAACTAGCAACAAATTCGTCAAACATTTGCATGAAGTCTTTTCTACTACAAGCATTTTGAACATGTCGGCTTACTTTCACTACTTCCGATGCAGAAAGAACTTCGTGCATTGTTTCTAATTCAGTGACTTGTGGTGCAATTTCTTGTATTACTGACAATGCCCAAGCAGGCCAATTGTACTTTTCTATATCATAATTGAGTGTTGCGTTGTTCCAATGTTGCTGAGTGGATGTTAAAGTTGACTGCATAGCCAATATTTATAGGCCATGAATATCAGCTTACTATTTTGTTGTTGCTATAAACACACCGTTCCAATCTTTTGGCAGTTTCTGTGTAGACATGTATTGACATCTGCCAATCCACATGTCGTAGTAATCATCCATATGTCCATCAAATCGGCCTTTAAGTTTTCTACACATTTTGATTGCGTCTTTGAACATCTGTCCTTTGTATAACATGTGCATTTGATTGTGCAATGCTCTGTCCTCTGTGGGATATGATTTTTGTAATACTGTGTAAATGTCTAGGCCAACTGTTTTACCTTTCACAGCAAGATCATCTAGTTTCAAATAAAAGAAATCTTCTTTGGTTCTACGCACAGTTTCAGGTCCAATGATCAACAGTACACCATATGCTTTGCAAGATGATTCTAATCGTGCTGTGGTCGACACAGCATCACCCAGCACATCATAGGAATGTCTTTGTGTTGATCCCATTTCGCCAATGTAGCCAAGTCCTGTGTTGATGCCAGCACCCATGCCAACTGGTGGTCTACCTTCTGCTGTTATTTTTTCGTTGAACACTTCAACTGCTTTCAACATGTCCAATCCTGTTTGTACTGCTGTACGAGGATGGTTGTCGTCATCAATTGGTGCGTTGTGTATGTGCATTGATGCATCACCAATATACTTAATGATCATGCCATTAGCGTCCAACACAGGTTGTGTGATAGCATCCATGTACCCGTTCATTATTTTTGTAAGTCCTTGTACATCATCACCAAATGATTCTCCTAGTGGAGTAAAGCCTCTCAAGTCTGAGAAACAAATTGAAACTTCTTTCTTTACACCTTGTTTGATGATGTCTGGATTTTCTTGCAACATCTTTACCACCGTTGGAGATGCATAACCTCCAAACTGTTTTTTTATCTCTTGCTTCTGTCTAAACTCTAATACAAATCTATTGAATATGGCATGGAGCCCTACAAGAACTGCTCCTGCTGTTGGCATGGTAAAGTCAAACAATAAGCCATATGTGGAATACACATATGTTGCTCCATACACAGTACCTGCTGTGACCACAACCATTGTACCTGCTATTGCCCAATAAGGAGTGAACCTAGCACCTATGATCAATAACAATCCTATGCCTACAAGAAATGCAAGTTCGTAAAAGTCTGCCATTGATGTACGAGTTGGATTGTCTCCATTGAACACACTTTGTAAACTGATTGCAATTGGCATGTGTGCATACTGTGTGCCTTTTGGTGTTGCAATAGTAGAGCCTACTCCTTCGATGGTCAAACCCAACACCACTGTCTTACCTGCTACTGGTGATAAATCTTCTGTCACACTCACAGTTTCAAATTCGTTATTATATCTTAACCATATGCGTCCATACTCATCTGTGTTGATGATAGGATAGCCTGGCACTCTAACTGCAACCACACCTGTGTCATCTGCTTTGATTTGATAGGATGGTGCTCCCATGGCTACTCTGATTGTTTCTACTGCCATGGCAGGATATGTTTCTTCCCCTACACGCATAATGGTTGGCATACGTCTAACCACACCATCAATTTCAGGAGCAATGTTGATAACTCCTACACCGTCTGCGTTGATGCCTAACAGTTCAATTGGTCCTAACATGCCTGGCCATTCAAACAACCACGGAATAGGATCACCTATCTTAGCCACACCACGTGGTACTGCATTGCGATTAGTTTGTGTGGTGCCTACCTGTGCAATTACCACTCCATTGCCTGCAATGTTTTCAATGAAAGTCATGTCCTGACCATGTGAGTCTGGTTCTGAAAACAGTATGGGCATCACAATAATACCAGCACCTTGTTCACGCAACTTCCACACAATGTCTGCCAGCACATCTCTTGGCCATGGCCATTGTCCGTATTGTTCTACTGCTGATTCGTCTAGTTCAACGATGATCACGTCTTTAGATTGCACTACCGGGTCTGTGCTTTGAAGATAATCAAATGAGTTGAGTCGTACTACCTCTGTAAGATAACCGTCTTGTAGACGCAAATATGCAATGATAAACAAGGTAATGACTGGTAAAAGCCAATGTGTAAAGTACTTCATATGTTATTTACTACAATAGATTAAACTGTATCAAATCCGTGTAGTATGGTAATGATTGTTCCGGATCCTGGAGCAGAGCCAAATGTTATTGTAGTACCACTGATAGAATATGCTGTATCTGGCTGGAACACACCATCAATAAACACCAATACATTTTGATCTGCTGATGGTGTAAAAGAGAGTGATTTTTCTACAGATGAATCATCAGATGAGGTACCACTGCCAAATACTGTTGATGTACCATCTCCTGTGTAAGAATCAACTGTGATGGTTGCTTTACCTCCTGCGGTTCTATGTCCTTTGATAAATCTGCCCATACACTAGTTATCTGCATCTGAATACCTTAGGCTAAGCATTAGTTTCCTTGTGTAGTTGTCACTGCACAACCGTTCGCTGTACCACAGGTCATGTCTAAACTGTATGACTGACTGGTTGATCCTTGTTGTAATAGATCAAAGTCTGTGGCATATCCATCTAGATCAACTCTGCCTGCATGATTGCCATCACCTGTTTGGCTGATATCAACATCA